CATCGCCTACTGGATCCGCAACACCTACCCATTCCAGCAAACCGCTGACAAGACGGAATGGAAGCGAGTCCTCGCAACCGGCGAGGAGACCGGCCTGCCGAACGTGCTCCACGTCATGGAGACAGAGCGCCCGGAACAATACCGCGGCGTCAGCTACCTCGCGCAGGTCATCGAGCCCCTGCTTCAGATGCGACGCTACACTGACAGCGAGCTCACGGCCGCAGTGGTCGAGAGCTTCTTCACTGCGTTCATCAAGACGGAGGCAGATCCGAACGAGAACCCCTACAACGAGGTCGGAGGCGACGGCACTGAGCAAGTGAGCGACGATCCGAACGAGTACGAGATGGGCCCCGGCCAGATCAACATCATGAAGCCCGGCGAGGACGTCGTGTTCGGAGATCCGAAAAGACCGGCCGGAGGCTTCGACGGCTTCGTCGTTGCTATCTGCAAGCAGATCGGCGCGGCTCTGGAGATCCCCGCGGATCTTCTCCTGAAGTCCTTCAACGCATCATACAGCGCGAGCCGTGCGGCTCTGCTGGAAGCGTGGAAAGCCTTCAAGATGCGCCGCGAGTGGTTCGCCGATGACTTCTGCCGTCCTCTCTACGAGGTATGGATGGCCGAGGCAGTCGCCCGTGGCCGCATTATCGCGCCCGGCTTCTTCTCAGATCCGGCGATCAGAGCGGCGTGGCTCGGTTCTGAATGGATCGGCCCGACTCAGGGACAGCTCGATCCCGTGAAGGAAATCACGGCCGAACAGCTGGCCTGCGAGAACGGCTTCAGCACTCGCGAACAGTCGACCATCAGACTGAACGGCGGCAGCTTCGAGGCCAACGCCGAGCAGCTCGTCGACGAGAACGCCCGCCTCGCGCAGGCGAACGCAGGAGCTCCGGCGAAGGATCCGATGGAGCAATTCATCGAGGCGCTGCTCCCGCGCATAGTCAGCAAACTACACCAAGAAGGAGGAGATCCACATGAGAGCAAGGATCCCACTGATTAACGGCCCCGCTCCCACTGCAAAGCCCGCCCAGAAGTTCTGGAACGTGGTCAGCGCAGCAGACGGAGATGCGGCCGAGATCACCATGTACGGCGACGTGTGCGCTCAGCAGCCGGTCGACTGGTGGACGGGTGAGCCTGAGCCCGGCATGTATATCACGCCCGAAGGCTTCCTCGACGACCTCGCCCAGATCAAAGACAAGGGCCAGATCACCATCAAGCTCAACAGCTGCGGCGGCGACCTCTACACCGGCATCGCGATCCACAACGCGCTCAAAGGCCTGAAGGGCCACAAGACCGTCATCGTCGAAGGCATCGCGGCAAGCGCCGCCTCTGTTATCGCCTGCGCCGGTGACGACGTGCAGGTCTACCCCGGCAGCATGATCATGATCCACGGCGTCGCGGGTATGTTCTGGGACTACATGACCATCGGCGATCTGAAGCAAGCCATTGAGAGAGGGCTCGCCAGAACCGGCGCGTCCTACTCAGAATTTTTATAAGGAGGCAACACCATGGCAGAATACAAGTACGGCGTTTACGGCGTGATCGGCAACGACATCGCCCAGAACGCCTCGCAGGCGGGCATGGCGCCGGTCTACTTCGGCACCGCACCCGTCAATCTTCTGTCTGATCCCGCCGGCACGGTCAACGTCCCGGTGAAGATCAGCAACCTGAGCGACGCCCAGAAGAAGCTCGGCCACTTCTCTGACTCCGCAAAGTGGGGCAAGTACACCCTCTGCGAAGCCGTCGCCGCTCATTTTGCCAACAAGAACGGCAACGTCGGCCCGATCTACGTGATCAACGTGCTGGATCCTGCGACTCACAAAAAGAGCGGCAAGACCACCAAGAGCCTGACCTTCGCCAATAAGAAGGCAACCATCGAGGCCGATGACATCATCATCAGCTCCTTCGCGATCGACGACAAGGTGCTCGGCACTGACTACTCGATCGACTACGACTTCGGCACCGGCGTCCTGACGATCACCGACAAGGGCGAGGAAGCGATGACCACGGTCAGCGCATCCTACGACACGGTCGACACTGGCGCCGTAAATGCGGCCACCGTGATCGGCGGCACCGAGGAGGACGGATCCGTCAGCGGCATCGCTGCCGTGAAGCTGGTATATCAGACCTGCAACACGATCCCCACCTACCTCGCAGCGCCCGGCTGGTCTGACACGAAGGCAGTCTATGACGCACTCGTGGCAGCTTCTCAGAACATCAACGGCCACTGGTGCGCGTTCGTTTACGCCGACATCCCCGTCGACGCGAACAAGACCATCGCCGCAGCGAAAGCATGGAAGGCAGCCAACGGCTACACCTCCGGCTTCTCCAAGGTGTTCTGGCCTATGGTCAAGGATGGCAGCACTGTCTACCACCTCGCCACCCTCGCGCTGGTCGAAAAGATCCGCTGCGATCTGGCGAACGGCGACGTGCCCTTCGAGACTGAAGGCAACAAGGCGATCCCCGTCACCGGCCTCTACTTCGGCGAGGGCGTGAACGCGAACGGCTTCGACAAGTCTGACGCGAACGAGCTCACCGCGGCCGGCATCTCCACCGCGATCTACTGGGAAAGCAACTGGAGAATGTGGGGCGACCACACTGCTGCCTACACCTACGGCGGCAGCCACAAAGCTCGCGAGATCTTCGACGTGAACATGCTCATGCTGTTCTACATCGCGAACTCCTTCCAGAAGGAGTGGGGCACCACCATCGACAAGCCGATGACTCTGGCACTCCGCGACACGATCCTGAACCGCGAGCAGGAAAAGCTCGACGTCCTCGTGGCGAAGGGTGCCCTGATCGGCTCTCCTTCCGTCGAGTTCCTCGAAACCAACAACGCGACGACCGACATGATGAACGGCGACTTCAGGTGGGACATCTCCGCGACCATCACGCCGCCCCTCAAATCTGCGACCGGCGTCGTGTGCTACACTGACGCAGGCTTCTCTGCTTATTTTGGAGGTGACGACTAATGGCATGGCAGGATATGAAAAACGCAGTGCTGGCTGACACTTGCTACTGCGACAACCAACTGGCAGCGAAGGACGTCTCCGTGAGCCTTCCCGCCGTCAACTTCCTCACCACTGAAGTGAAGGCCATGGGCTCCATGGACGTCGTCCTCGCCGGCCTCATCGAGGCTATGGAGGCAGCGATCACCAAGGTCGGCATCGACGTCGGCCTCGGCCGTATGCTGACGCCCACCAAGCACAACTACGAGTTCCGCTGGGCTCAGAACGTGCTGAAGGCGGACGGAACCACCGAGCCCGAAGGCTGCAAGGCCTTCATCACCGGCGTGCCGAAGGGCGTGCCCGCGACCGGTCTGGAGATCGGCAGCAACATCGAGAGCGAGATCTCGATCGGCTGCACTCGCTACCAGCTGTTCTGTGCTGGCAAGGAGATCCTCTGCATCGACCGACTGAGTCAGATCTGCCGCATCAACGGCGTCGACTATTACAGCAAGATCGCGTCTCTGCTTTAATCAAAAGCCCCCGGAGCTGGAGAGCTTCCGGGGGCCTATTCGTGAAAGGAGTGCACCACAATGGAAAGCATTAAACTCAAAAACCCCATCAAGATCAACGGCAAGGACGTCGCCGAGCTCACCTACGACGTGAACGAGATCACGCCCGCGGGCTTCGCGGAGGCGGAATACCGCAAGACCAGAGCCAACGGCTCCAAGGGCGCCCCGTCCTCTGCTGCTGTCGAGCTGGACTACTCGCTGCACCTCTATCTCGGCTTCGCTGCGATCCTCGCCGTGAACCCTGAGTATGACTTCAACGATCTGGAGCGCATCAAGGGCCCCGACGTCATGGAAGTCATGAAGGCCGGCCGAAATTTTATAATCGCCTCGGCGGGAAAGTCAACGGACGACGCATCCGAAAATGCCTCCGAGACTACGCCAGAGTCTACCACACCGGAACAACCGAGCTCGAAAGCAAAAGGCTGATCGAGTTCATGACCGACTACGCCGAAGCGGCGGAGGATCTCGCAAAAGAGGCCGAACGCCGCCAGAGGAGTATGCCCGGAAAAGTGGGAAACGCAAGGCGAGGGAGGTGATCGGGCGTGAATAACAAAGTATTGCAGGCGATCGTCGAGATCGCCGGTAACGTCAGCCCAACACTCCAGAAGGCAGTCGGCGAGACCTGCGAAAAGCTCGACAAGGTAAACCTGAAGGCCGTGGCCGTCGCAGGAGCGGCAGCCGCGGGCGCCGTGGCAGTCGGAAAGGCAGCCATCGAGGCCGGCAAGTATCTGGTCGACCTCGGCAGCCAGTTCGACGAAGCGACCGACTCCATCAGGATCGGAACCGGAGCAACCGGCGAAGCACTCGACGCTCTGATGGCCGACTTCGATGCTGTTTACAGCTCGGTGCCGACCACCATGGAGGACGCGAGCAAAGCGATCGCGGACTATAACACCCGGCTGGGCCTGACCGGCGAGGAGCTGCAGGGCGTCTCAACGCAGGCGATCCAAGTGGCCGACATGCTGGGCGAGGATCTCGGCGGTGTTATCGAGTCGAGCTCCAAGGCCTTCCAACAGTGGAACATAGACGCCGCCGACATGGGCGACGCCATGGACTACGTGTTCAAGGCCAGCCAGTCGACCGGCGTCGGCTTCTCGGAACTCATGGACACAGTCCAGAGCTTCGGGCCGCAGCTTCAGGAGATGGGCTATTCCTTCGAGGAAGCCACTGCCCTGATCGGCCAACTTGAAAAGGCCGGCGTCAATACCGAGGAAGTCCTCGGAGCGATGAAGAAAAGCACCGCGGCCCTCGCGAAGGAAGGCATCGGTGCAGCTGAAGGTCTCGACATGTACGCCGAGGCCATCATCAACGCGAAGGACATGACTCAGGCGACAGCGATCGCCACCGAAGTGTTCGGAACCAGAGCAGCCTCCACCATGGCGGCCGCGCTCAGGGACGGCTCGATCTCGGTGGATCAGCTGACAGAGTCCCTTCTGGAAAACGAGGAAACGATCAGCGGATGCGCTGCTGACACCTACGACTTCGCGGAGCAGCTCCAGCTGTTCAAGCAGAAGGCTCAGGTGGCGCTGGAACCGCTGGCCGCGACCATGTTCAACTCTCTGAACGAGCTCATGCCGATCGTCGGCGAGCTTATGGAGAGTCTGATCCCGGTCATCCAAGACCTGACCAAAACCCTCACGCCGCTGATCAAGAACACAGTGGCAAAAATCGGGCCGATGCTCACGAAGCTGGTGCCTCCGATCACAAGGGTGATCACGGCAGTCGCCGAAAAGCTGATCCCGCCTCTGGTGGAGATCATCAGCTCGGTGCTGCCGGTTCTCATTCAGCTGGCGGAGATGCTCATGCCGATCATCGAGTTCATCGCGGAGGACGTCCTGCCGGCTCTGGTCGGCATAATTCAGGCACTTCTCCCGGAGGTCATGAAGATCATCGAGGCAGTCCTGCCGATCATCATCGACCTGCTGGAGTCCCTGATGCCTCTGCTCTCCCAGATAATCAGCGCGATCCTTCCGGTCGTCATCGACCTGATCGACCAGCTGCTCCCGATAATCACCGAGATCATCGAGGCAGTTCTCCCGATCGTGGTCAGCCTGCTGGAAGCGCTTTTGCCGATAATCTCCCGACTGATCACCGAGCTGCTGCCGCCCATCACGAAGATCCTGACGGCGCTGCTCCCTATCGTGACTCAGATCATCGAGGCCGTTCTTCCGATCGTCATCCAGCTCCTCGACGTGCTGACGCCGATCCTCGACCTCGTGATCAGCCTGCTGGGCCCGATCCTCGACCTGATCGTCCAGCTGGTGGCTCCGATCCTCAACCTAATCGCGACGGCCATCGGGCCCCTGATCAGTATCATCTCGACGCTGATCAGTGCAGTGCTCGAACCTCTGAAGCCTCTGCTCCAGATCGTGGCTGATCTGTTCACCAACTCCCTCGGCTCTGCGATCGCCAACATCCAGCCCGTGATCACCGCCCTGACCGGCGTGTTCAACGGCCTGATCTCGTTCATTCAGAACGTGTTTGCAGGAAACTGGAGAGGCGCGTGGGACGGCATCGTTCAGGTGTTCAAAAACGTCTGGGACGGCGTCGTCGCTATCTTCAAGGCGCCGATCAACTGGATCATCGACGGCATCAACAGCTTCCTCGGTGGCCTGAACAAGATCAAGATC